TTTCCTCCATCTCGTAAAAGAAATTGTCAGTGTCTTCTGTTCGCCACTTCTGCGTATCTTCTACGTTCCAATAGTTAGTTTGTACCTTCCAGTCAGGGATTTGGTCCTTAACTGTGAAGGATGGAATGTCCCAAATCAATCTGTTGTTGGGCTGAGCAGCATAGTTGCCATCATTTAGTGCCAACACATGAGCGCACTTATGTTCGTGCGGGATCTCAGAATGATCAGTGTCTAGTATATTAGGTTCTGGGTGTGCAAAGTCAACAGTAAATAAGTATTTACCATAGTGCCATTTCTTGTCTTTACCTATGTATTTACCTGCTTGTGACTCTAAAATATCCCAACTAGTAACAGCAGGATAATAACTGAAAGAATTCCAAAGCTGAAGCTCATCAAGTCGTCTTCTTGGTACGTCCTCGACTTTGAAACCCCGTTGAATAAACGCACTAATAGGAAGGCGATAAAATATTGCGCCGCTCTCCATGATAGCGTGAAATAAAATAGCACGACCTGTAATACAGCTAAGACCAAAGATAACACAGTCTTCAACTTCTCCATGATGTTTCTTAAGATCATACAGATACTCCCTTCTTATTTGTGCGTACTCTACTGGGATGTTTGCATTTAAATAAGCCATAATTTAACCTCATTTTATAGAGCCCCAACTAACACCTTTTTTACAATCTACTTTGTTAGGCACTTTTAATTCTATAGCACTCTCCATGATGTTCTTAATTTTTTCTACTTCATCTTTTGTTTTTACAGAAAAACAAAGTTCATCATGAATTTGTATGTGTGGAATAATACCTTGTTCGTATAAATTTACCATTGCTTTTTTTGTCATATCGGCAGCAGATCCTTGTATTAATCTATTTAAAGCTTTGTATGTAAAAGCAGGTTTATAATAGTTTTCAAAATTGTTGCAGTTTGGGTCGTTAATTTCTAAGTTTCTAACTTTATCTGCTAAATATCTATTTTCAGCTTCTTGTCTTTTTAGTATTGGAACTGGTGATTTTACTATCTGTTTCTTACCATCAACCTCCTTGTACTCGCTTATTTCAAAGACACCTTTTTCATCATTCCATTCTTTGTTCATAGGTTCCCATCTATCAAACCTACAAAATCTGTCTTCAAGTGTGAATATATTTTTATTTTTTTCTGCAAAATTTTGTAAACCGTTAGATAATTTTTTAACAAAAGGGACTTTGCTGTGGTATTGATCAAACAATTCTTTTGCTTCATCAGGTTCTAACTCTAAAGATCTAGCTAATTTACCTTTACCCATACCATAAAATAGTCCTAAATTAATAGTTTTTGCTTGTTTTCTTGTAATTTTAGCCATCTTAGCCACCATTTCATGAAAGTCTGTGTCAGGGTCTTTCTTGTAAGCATCAGCCATTTCTTCTGCACCATAAAATTTATTTTTTAATGCATAGTGCACAACTAGTCTAGGTTCTTGTTGTGAATAGTCAAATGAAGCCCACTCACTGTCTTCTTCTGGTAAAAATAGATCTCTTATTTTATTACCTTGTTCACTTCTAGTGGGTATCTGTTGTAAGTTTGGATTAGACATACTGAATCTTCCTGTGACTGTTCCGCCCTGGTCCGATCTAATTTGATTTATGTCTGCGTGAATTCTACCTTTGTGTACAAATTTTAAAATACTGGTCACAAAAGTGTTGTGTAGTTTATCTAATTGTCTAGCTTTTGCAACTAAATTTAAATATTTGTTTGGGTGTGTTTCTAAATATAATTTTGTTATACTAGGTCGCCCTGTTTTTGGGGTAGTTTTATAATCTGTAATGTTTTGTTGTTCTAACAAAGGCACAATAGAATCAGCAGCCCATATATCTACAGTTACTTTTGTTTCTTCTTTTATACGAGTAAGTATATCGTTTATTTCTTTTTTTAATTCATCACCTAGTTTTTTTGCAGCCTTTTCATCAACTCTTACACCTTTAAATCTCATTTCAACAAGACATGGAAATAGTCTTGTTTCTAAATCAAATATATTTTTTAGTGTTTTTTTACTCTTTGAATCTGTAATTATTGGAGTATTAATAATTTTTTTAAACTTATTCCATAACCTTAAAGTTAAACTAACATCTTGTTCTGCATAATCTTTTACTAAATCATACGGTAACAAATGCATGTTAGACATTGGGTCAGAAACTCCGTGTAGTTCTTGCGCAAGATCTTTTAAATCATTTTTGTATTTGTTATCATTTAAGTAATCTTTAGCTAGTGAGTCTAGTGTGTACCTCATCCTGTTTTCATCAATAATAGATGCAGCTACCATTGTATCAAATATAGGTCCTTTTAACATTAAACCAGTTTCTGCACGAATCCAACAAACATCGTACATTGCATTATGAAATACTTTTGTAATTTTTTCGTTTTGAAATATTAACCTGTTCATTCTTCTCCAAACAAACTTAGGTATAAGATTACTAGCCATCCCTTTGTGTCTTATTGGAAAATATTCTTTTCTATCGTCCCATGCTAAAGCAATACCACAAACTTTACCTCTACCAACTATGGCCCCTGATCCATTGATCTTGAGGTCTGGATCGTATGTCTCTAAGTCAACAGCCACTACAGTTCCATCTTTTAAATGAGGTATATCTTCTACGGATATATTCATGAATAATCTCTTTCCAATATCATTTGTAAATAATGTATCGCCTTCTCAATATCTTGCTGCTTTCCTTTTACAGAATGCCTGCAAATATATTTTATAGCATTCCCCTCAGCAAACAAGAGTTTATTTTCATTGATGAACTCTGCTGGTTGAATCTTCATACTGCGATAGTGCTTACCTCCAACCTGTTCTTCCAAAGATTTATACGCTACACCTTTGAACATTTCTTTATTTGTCATTTTATCCTCCTTTACAATGTTAAGTTTGTTCTGCTTTTTATAGTCCATAAAGTTTGTTTTGCACGTGAACATCCAACAAATTTTATACGTCTCTTTACAAAGTCCTCTTCTTCTTGAGTTATTGTTAAATCTATTACTACGTTCTCAAACTCTTTACCTTTGGTGGTATGTATGTTTTCTAAAAAAATTCTTTTGTCTTCTAAATCTCTATTGTTGTTTACTATTTTACGTATGTAATTAGCTTGTATGATAGAATTATCCTTACATATAAGTTGAAAATCATCAACGCCTTTTACACCCGGCACTAAATAATTATTTTGTACTAACCAATCTAAAGTGTAACTACCTCTGTCTATATCATCTATAGATTTTTGATTGTTAATGTATTGTGGACTAGTGCTTTTCAACATCAGTTTTACTTTTGCTGAAGATACTTTTTCTCCTCTTGTTAACTCTAAAAAAGATCTTTGATTTTTTATTTCGTTTGTTGGGTATTTAAATTGAAGTTTTGCACCAGACGGAACTTTCATTGGCATGCCTAGTTCTACTAAATAATCTATCATTATTTTAGGTTCATTACCTCTATAGGTAAAAACAAACTGCTCTTTGGTATTTAATATTCTATTTTTTAGTTCAGGCGCAAAAGGGTCTTGCGTTAAATTTGACATTTCAAATATTTCACCCTCTACAATTTTACCTGTTCTATTTCCATTTTCATCTAATTCTTCTCGTGGTTTCCATGTTCTTTTGTATCCATAGTGTTCCCATATGGGACTAATTATTTTTTTACAATATTCGTTTATAACTCTTGGACATCGATGACCCTCTTTTAATTCTATTTCCGGATCAGCAAACTCTTTGTGAAAACTATCTGGATCAGCTCCTGCAAACTCAAATATGGATTGATCAGGATCTCCTGCCTTGTAAAAATAATCTACATTTTTTGACATAACTTTCTCCGCTTGTCTTTGTATTACACTAGAGTCTTGAGCTTCATCTACAATTAATACTTTTATTTTTTTACAAAGTCTTTCTGATTCTGCTTCATTGTGGCAAAAATAATCTATCATGTCTTGAAAGTCTAAAATTACTTTAGCCCTTTGGTTTACTTTTTGATTTGTTTTAAATTCATTATATTTTTTTTCTA